TGCAAGAGTGATCTAGGTCATGATAACTTATTTACTCTATGTGATAAGCATCATAAACACTTACATAATTTATACGGGCAAAAGTATTCTAACCACTTAGTACCTAAGATAAAAAATTGGTTAGAAACTCAGAAGGCGAAAAATGGCAGTTAAAGAAACACCTCAATGGAGACAGTGGTTATCCGAAAAACTTAATCCGGCTCAGGCGTCTATATCGTCTCTAGAACCGTTTGCAAGTCCAGAAACTATTGTAGAGTACGAACAAGCTTACAGAGAAATTGAAATAGTTCATAGAGCTATTGATCTAGTAATTAATGCTTGTGCAGAAATTCCCTTTGTAGTAGAAGGTACAGGTCCAGCAAAAAAAGTAAATAAGCTACTCAATGTTAAGCCCAACCCTTTTGAAGATAGAGTACGATTATTTAGACGAGCATTTTTAGATTTCTATCTAGACGGTAATGCTTTCTTTTACTATGATGGTAACGATTTATACCTACTACCAGCTAATGATGTTGAAGTAGTTCCTGACCCAAAAACCTTTGTTTCACACTACAACTATCTAGTGTCTAATCAACGTAGTCAAGATTTATTCGGATACGGTAAACAAACTCGTAAGTCTACAGCAATCAGATTTGAAGCTAATGAAATTATACATGTAATGGCTGAAAATGAGTCTTCTATATTTAGAGGAGTATCTAAGATTAAGTCTATTATTAGACTAATAGAACTTTACTATTATATGATAAACTTCCAAAGACAGTTCTTTAAAAATAATGCGGTACCAGGATTTGTTCTTACTACTGATAGTATTTTATCTAAAAGAGTTAAAGAGCGTCTACTAGAAGCGTGGAGATCTACCTATACTACTATATTTGATGGTGCTAGAAATCCTGCTATTCTTGATGGCGGATTAAAAATTGATAAGTTTTCAACTGTTAACTTTGACCAGCTAGACTTTGAAGATTCTATAGAACGTATTCAACAAGACATGTCTAAAGCTTTAGGAGTGCCTTATGTACTACTTAAATCTGGTAATAATGCTAATATAGACGCAAATCAAAAACTATTTTATTTACATACAGTGCTACCTATACTAAGTCAGTTCTGTAGTGCTTTCTCTCACTTCTTTAACTCAGGAGTTACTATTAGACCTGATAATCTTTCTGTACCAGCTCTACAACCAGATAATAGAACTCAGGCTCTATACTACTCTACTCTGGTAAATACAGGAATTATAACCCCGAATGAAGCTCGTGAGGGATTAAGATTTGCAAAACTTGAGGGAAATGATAATATAAGAATACCACAAAACATCACGGGCAGCGCTACGGATGCTTCTCAAGGTGGTAGACCCGTAGAGGGAGACCCTACAAGTGATCAAGGAAGTAACCAATGACAAATAAAACATTTTATTTAAACAGTGCTTTCGAAGCTAAATCCTATAGAAAAGGCTCTAAGTCTTTAAAGATTGCTGGTTATGCTAATACTATTACTAAAGATCGCGCAGGCGATGTTGTAACAGCAGAAGCATGGGCTAAAGGTGTAGAAAACTTTAGAAAAAACCCAGTAATGTTATATCAACACAAACATGATACACCAATTGGTCGTATTGAGAAAATTGTAGTTGATACTAAAGGTATTTACGTAGAAGGTGCAGTTAGTGAAGCTGCTGAAAAGATTCATGGAATACAAACACTTATTAAAGATGGAGCTCTTAAAAGCTTTAGTGTTGGTTTCAGAGTTAAAGACGGTAAATATAATCGTAATGATGATTCAATGACTATTACAGAAGTAGAACTGCTAGAAATTTCAGTTGTAAGTGTTCCTTGCAACCAAGATTCACTATTCAGTGTACGTAAAAGTTTTGAATCAGATGAAGATTATAGTAAATTTGTAAAAGAATTTAAAGAGATTGATCAAGATGATCAAAAAGCAATGCGTAGAATTAAAGCTGGAATAACAGATATGACTAATGGTCATTATCATACAGTAGAAGTTGATGAGACTGGAAATGGTGTCACTACCTACGCTTCGCATATGACTAATCACGCACATAAAATAATAAATGGAATACTACTAGAAGCCGAAGGCCACACTCATAGTATTACAATGGTAGGCGTGCCAATTCATGATATGGAGTCGGGCGAGACTGTAAGTGAACGTCCTTTATCTCCTACAGAGGAGGAAGCAATGAATATATCAAAAGAAACTACGGTTGAAGAGACTAAATCTGTTGATCAACCAGAAGAAGCTATTGAAATTGTGATGGATTCTAGTGTAGAATTAGATGAAAAAACAGTACTAAATACTGTAGCTTCAGACGAAATTGAAACTAAAGCTGTTTCTGACGCAGAGTTATCTGACGAAGAAGAAGAAGAAACTTTAGAAGTACGTGATCCTAATGAAGCAATTCCTTTTGTTAACCTACTAGCTAAAAATACAGCTGAACTTCAAACTGGGGACCTTGTAAATTACGAAGAAAAAATGTACAAGGTGCTCAAAATCGCAACCGCCCAAAGTCCGATATTTAAATTTTTAGAGATTGACGCAGAAGGTAAAGATTGTGATAATGTACTTA